CCGGGAACCGTTGAAACAGGGTAGGTTTCTGGAAAACATCAAAGGAAAACTATGTGCAGACAAGGGATATATAGGTCAGGCTCTGTTTGAAAACCTTTTCCTTAATGGCATACAACTTGTTACTAAATATGGGGCACAGAACGAAGCGTAAATGAGTCGGTCGGCTGAAAAATGGGTGAGAGGTTTGTGTTTCAACGAGTTAGGCGTATGTGGCTGAAATGACGGCGTAAAACGAAGCGTTTACATAGGCTTACATTTGGTTTACTTTTGGGGCTTGTTGAGGCTCTTGTGGTTTACATAGGGCTTACGGGTGGTTTATATTGCGTTTCTGTTGATGCTTGGTGTTGTCTTTGGGTGGGGTAGGATGGTGGCTGAAGCCACTTTTTTTATGGTGTTTTTGAAATTTGATAATACGAAATTATTCCATATAAGGATTATTTGGTATATTTGCAGAAACAAAACAATAGAATATGGCAAAGGTAATACATGTGCATCTGCTGTACAATATTGATGGAACGAGACGGAAAGACTGGTATTTTAGCAGCATTTCTGCGGTTTATACGGTTCTGACGGCTGAACAGATCGGTGCGACGAAGAATTATTTGCTTCACGCCGGACTGTCTGGCAATGGTACATTATGCACGAAACGCGCTATAATCAAGCAATCTACGCTTATTTCATGCTCTCGTGGGATAGATGATTAGGCTGGTGTTTTTTATGGTGTTAGAACGCAAATAAAAGGCCGTTTGACGGTCGTGGGAATGGAGGTCGTTTGGCCTCCGTTTTTTTGTGCCTTAAAGTGGCGAAAATGGGAATGGGGTTACTATTGGGGTTACAGATAGGGGTTACATTTTCTGAAATTAGGGGTTACACATTCGGGGATTTTGAGGGTAGAATAGATGGGGAGGGAAAAGGAATGTTTTAAGGGATAGGGTGGGGGAAACTGCCCATTTGCGGTATAGGTAAAAATGGGACTGAACCAAGCCAAAGCCCTGGAATAATGGGCGTTTTGGCTTGATTGGGTCTGCCAGAGAGGGGGTACACCCCTAAAATGGGGGTGGAGGAGGGTAAGGAGGAGCATACGTTTCGGTTACTCCAACCTAATAGTGCCTATTACCAAGGCTACTGCGTTAATCGCAGACATGGGGAGTTCAAATGGTTCGTATTCTTCGTTTTCAGATACGATAAGAACGTGGTCTTTATCGTGTCCTGGCTTTATTCGTTTGATAAGTGCACCTTGTCTTGTGTCTATTACATATACCTTATTCCATTGAAAGAACAAGTCGGTCATAGGCACGTTCTGACAGGCAACGATGTCGCCTGAATTGTATTTGGGGTACATACTTGAACCTTTGACTGGGATTAGGAAATCGGCACCTTTGAAGATTGGTACGACATATCGCTCGCATTCATATTCGTACACGGTTCTTTCATCAGTAAGGGCACCTGCCATTGCATCAATAGGAATCAAAGGAATGCCCTCGCGACTTCCTTCTGGAACATGGACAGCGATGTTCTTTGGCAGGTCTTGTTCAGCGGTTGTATCTTCAAGCATATTTCCCTTGCCTGTCATGAGCCAACGCGTGGAATATAGGGGATAATTTTCAACTATACTTTGAATCCATTTTGATTGAATGTCCGTACCATTGTTTATAGCGCGCGAAAGCACGCCTTTACTTGCCCCTATCTTGCGCTCTAAAGCACCGATAGTTATCCCCTCATTAGAGGCTATGTCCTGTATCCTTGATAAAATATTGCCCATAAGTTGAAAATAATCCCCATTTTTATTTGTAGGGTTGAAAATTATCACTATCTTTGCATCGTATTCAATAATGAACGAGCGGCCAAAGATACGAAAAAGGCGCGAGAATAACGAATTTTAAGGATTAAAGAATATGAACGATAACGATTTAATAGAGTGGCAGACGCAAAGCGTAAAGCACAAGGTTGCATTGGTTCTGATAATGGACGGTGTGAGCTTTAGTTATAACGAGGATGATGGTATCGTTTTCACAGCACCGAAAATCTATGTGGAGAACCTCGTGAGACGACTGATGAACTGCTATGGTTGCAGCATCAGACCGAAGATAAAAGAATATGGGGCATAACAGGAAGCCCTGCTGCACTGGATAGTCAGCAACATCGCACTGGATAGTCGATGGTCCGCACTGGATAGTCGGACAATAGGGTGGCCTCGGATGGCGGCGGGAAAGACCGCAGGAGTGGCACGGATGCAGTGGCCGGAAAGTTGGAATAAGCGAAAGCGAAGAGCGAAGGACAGCCACGGAGGGGTTCGACTCCCCCACACTCCACGACAATATAAACTCATAAGTTATGGCAAAAAATCTAATGATTCTGTCTTCCATTGCAGAGTGCATGAAGGCAATTGACTATCAAACAGAGGTTGGAGCGACAGAAACAACTGACGTAGGGCTTCGTGACGAGGTTTGCTCATGTGCAGAACAGCGACGTAACGCATGGCCGGGCTATCAGGGGCATCGATTAGTTCGCCTGTGCGGTAATACACTGGTTTGCCGTGATTGTGGCAAGCTGTTTCACACGCAGCATCAAAAACTGACACCAAAGGATCGCATAGAGTTTGAAGCTCTTGCTCCGAAACGTCCGTTTGCGCAACGATTTGAATTGTAAGTAACAGGTTCATAATATATTCTGTTTTGAATAACACCACAAAGGTAACAAATTTTAGTAACAATAAACAAGTGAGACATGAAAAGGTACATTCACATTAAGAAAGCAGACCGCGAGTTCATAATGAAGTCGCTGAAGGTCACAGAACGTATGGTGTATTATGCCATCAGATTTGCAACAGACACTGACCTTGCACGCAGAATACGCAAACTGGCTATGGAGCGTGGGGGCATCATCATGGTAGTGATTCCAGAAGCAGAAACACTCTATGACGCAGATGGCTATATGCGCCAGTATCTGCCTAATGACGTTTTGCTGGAGTTTGAGAAAGAGGCTGGTAATGGTGGCTGTGATGTGTTTCATAAGGGTGTAAAGGTACGCCACTATGATAATGTGGCCGTGCGTGATATTCCTGCCATTCAGGATTGGGCTGCGACACTTAGATAAGGAAGGCTGAGATATGGAGTACCACGATAATAGACTGTGCATCTCGATGCGAGAACTTGTAGATGGAGGAATTATGAGTGTCCCCAACTACAAGCAACTCTCTGCGCGTGGTCGCATTGATGTCGTGCGTCGTGGTGGTAGAGGAGGCTACGCCCTCATCGCGGTGAGCAGTCTGCCAGATACCTACCAGGAGAGGCTGAAGGAACTATATCCCGACCCATCGATGGAGGTGCTGCTGGCATGGCTCGATGCCAACTATGAGGTGGACCAGGCAGCCGTGGCATACTTCAACAACTGGCGCAACCAGTGCGGACACGACCATGCCACTGAAGCCCATGTGAAGGAGTATGTGACCAATGCCAGCGTGCTGAACGCCTGCATCAAACTCTACAACAACGCCAAGGCAATACAGCGCACGATGGGGCAGAAATATGACTGGAGCATGATGTCGCAAGCCGTGGAAGGCTACCGCATGAAGACAGGACACACACTGCCTGCCAGTATGCTGCGCTTCCGAAAGAAGGTGAACGAATACCAGAGCGTGGGCTATGAGTGTCTTATCAGCCGAAAGTTCGGCAACCAGGCAAGCCGTAAGGTGGATTACCGAACAATGCGCTTGATATGGTCAATAGCGGTGTTACCCAACAAGCCTTTCAATACCAATGTTTGGGAATTGTATAATTCGTTTGTGTGCGGTGAGCTGGACGTGTATGATCCAGAGACCGGTGAGCTTTTCGACGCAAGCGAGTGGACCGACAAGAATGGTGACCCGAAGTCGCTGAGCGAAAGCACTATCACGAACTACCTGAATCGTCCAGATGCTCGTCTGTTTATAGCAAAACACCAAGATTCCTACACCACATTCATGCACGAGCAGATGCCACACGTTCACCGCCATGCGCCCGAGTTCTCGTTCTCAAAGATTTCATTCGACGACCGCGACCTCCCACGCAAGCTGAAGGATACCAAAGCAAGGCCGAAGGCATACTACGCCTACGATGTGACGAGCCAGTGCGTGGTGGGCTATGCCTACAACCGCAACAAGAACGTGGACTTGGTTGCCGACTGCTTCCGTTCGATGTTCCGACTGATAGAAAGCAAGGGCTGGGGTTGCCCGGCGCAGGTTGAGGTGGAGAACCACTTGATGAGTCAGTGGAAAGAGAGTTTCCTGAAGGCAGGCGTATTGTTCCCATTTGTGCGTTTCTGCGCCCCGATGAACTCTCAAGAGAAATACGCTGAGCCGATGAACGGTGCCAAGAAACGCCGTGTGGAGCATCGGAACCACCTCGGCATCGGACGCTTCTACGCCAAGGATAGACACTACCGCACGGAGGCCAAGAAGGTGTTTGATGAGAAGAATGACACCTACGAGGACAAACAGTACTACACATGGGAAGAACTGATTGCTGATGACATCCGCGACATCAAGGAGTTCAACAATACCCTCCACCCGAATCAGAAGAAATACCCCGGCATGACACGCTGGCAAGTGCTTGAAGCCAATATGAACCCAACGCTTCAGCCAATGGACAAATCGGTGTGGGCACGCTTTATCGGCGAGCACACTGAGACCTCCATACGCAGGAACAGCTACTGCAGAGTGGCATATAAGGACTGGTGGTTGAGCAAAACTGAGGTGATAGAAAGACTTGCACCGAACAACTACAAGGTGGATGCCTACTATCTGACCGATGAGAACGGCAATGCAACCGATGTTTATATCTTCCAGAACGACCGACTTATCGACAAGCTCGAGGACGTGGGCACGTTCAACACTGCCGATGCAGAGCAGACTGACGAGGACAATGAGATATTCGTGAACCAGCAGAAGAAGATAGCTGCATTCAACGCATACGTGAAGAAGAACGCCATTGCAACTGTTGGCATATCCAAGCCGGAACACTCAGAAGAGGCTGCACCACCGCCACCGCTTGAACTTCCACCGATGGAAAGCGAGCAGGAAATGGAAGTGACCTACCACATTTCTGACCCGTTGGCAGATTTGTAGAATTAGAATATTATTAAAACGGCATTAAAATAACGTGAGACATGATTACGAATGAAGAACAAGAAGCGGATACTGGAGGCTATAGCCACCAACCGCACGAACTATCCGAGCGATGCCAAGCACGCTGCTTCATTGGGCATCAGCACCTCGGTATATAGCGCCATCAAGAATGGTCAGACAGACAAGGCACTGAGCGAAGCCAACTGGATAACCATCGCCCGAAGACTGGGTGTGAACCTCAGAGGAGGCATTGAATGGAAGCCAGCACGCACCGCCACCTTCGAATATATCACCAAGCAGCTGGAGTTCAGCCAACAGAGCGGACTGAGTGCGATACTTTGTGATATACCCAACATCGGCAAGACATTCACGGCACGCTATTATGTGCAGTGCCACCGCAATGCCATCTATGTGGATTGCTCACAAGTGAAGACTAAACTGAAGCTGGTGCGCAAGATAGCCACTGAGTTTGGCGTTGGCAGCAATGGAAGATACAGCGACGTGTACGAGGATTTGGTCTATTATTTGCGCTCAATCGACACCCCACTCATCATTCTGGACGAGGCTGGCGACTTGCAGTATGAGGCATTCCTGGAACTCAAAGCCTTGTGGAACGCTACAGAAAGATGCTGCGCCTGGTATATGATGGGTGCGGACGGACTGAAAGCCAAAATCAACCGCTCCATTGAGTGCAAGAAAGTGGGCTATACCGAGATGCTCAGCCGATACGGTGACCGCTACTCGAAGGTAACGCCCGACGACTGCAAGGAACGTGAGAAGTTCCTGAAAGACCAGGCGAGTGTGGTGGCAAAGGTGAACGCCCCTGAAGGTGCGGATATTGCTACCCTGGTGCGCAAGTCGGGTGGTGGACTGAGACGAGTTTACACGGAAATAGAAAAACTAAAAAGAGTGCAGGCATGATGACAAAGATGGAAATGCAATATATGGACGCGGTTATACAAATAAACCGCCGACAACGAAATAACGAGGTGGACTGGGAGCAACGTCGCTATGAATTGGCCAAGGCTGCATTGTTTGTGGCTCCAGTCCTTCACCATGATCGTGAAGAAATGACAGCCGAACTCATTGCCAAATATGCAGTCAAGATAGCGGACGCTGTTGTGTCAGAACTTATCGAAACAGAGAAGTGATATGGCAAAGCGAGCATATAGTCCCAAGGATGTGGCGAATATCAAGTGCAAGGCACTACCATTTGAAGGACAATGGAAAGACGTGTTCGGTCAGCCTGAAGAGGGCGACACATGGTTCATCAGTGGCCCCAGTGCCAGTGGCAAGAGTTCCTTCGTTATGCAGTTTGCCAAGATGCTCTGCGGTATAGGCAGCGTGTTGTATGTGTCCTTGGAAGAGGGCGTTGGCCTGTCGATGCAACGACGGCTTGCCCAATTCAAGATGAGTGACGTTCAAGGCTCGTTCCGCATCATTACCGATGGTGACATCAAGGCTTTGGAAGAACGCTTGGCGAAACCCAAGAGCGCCAAGTTCATCATTGTGGACAGTTATCAGTACGCATACGAAGCAGGGTGGGAATATTCACTGACCAAGGCACTGATAGAACGTTTCAAGCGCAAGACGTTCATCTTCATCAGCCAAGAGGATAAAGGCAAGCCCATCGGTAAACCTGCCATCAGACTGAAATACGCTGCCGGCGTGAAGGTGAGGACGCAAGGCTTCCGTGCTTACTGTCAAGGACGATATTCTGGTAACGTAAGTGAATACTACACCATCTGGGCGGAGAAAGCCGTGGAGGTTTATAATGACAAGTCTAACAACTAAACATAACTGAGATGAAGAAGAAAGTTTATATCAGCGGAGCGATAGCCCACTACGACCTTAAAGAGCGTATGGCAACCTTTGACCATGCGGCACGCTATCTCTCCATAAAAGGTTACGAGCCGGTGAACCCATTTGAAAATGGCGTTTCGCAGGACGCGCACTGGATGGAACACATGAGAAGGGACATCGCCATGCTTTTGAAGTGTGATTGCATCTATATGCTGCAAGGCTGGGAATTGAGCAAGGGAGCAAAACTGGAACTGGATGTTGCCAGTTCGTGTGGCATTAAAGTGATGTTTGAAGGTCATGAGAACAATGTTCGTGAATACACCTGCTGCCTTTGCGGTAAGCCCCAAATCGGCTATGGAAACAATCCTCATCCATTGAAAGATGAGGGGGAGTGTTGTCCTGAATGTAATTTGAGAGTATTAAGTGAAAGAATAAGGTTGTCAAAATTGAAATAGATATGGCACAGGAAGTAACCAATTTCGCACGCTTCTATGGCATACTCAAAAAGAGCTACAAGTTTGCCACCAAGGAGCTGGGCGATGAGTTCAAGGAAGGAGTGGTGAGTCAATTCACTAATGGACGTACCACTTCGCTTAGGGAAATGACCCGTAAGGAGTACGACATGATGTGCGACAAGCTCGAAGGTGTTACAGCCAAATTGATACGCACCGCCAAGGACGTACAGCGCAAGCATCGAAGCCAGTGCTTGAGGTTGATGCAAAAGCTCGGCATCGATACAACAGACTGGACACGCATCAACGCATTTTGCCAGGATCAGCGTATTGCCGGCAAGGTGTTCTCCCAACTAAGTAATGAGGAATTGGAGCAGCTATCGGTGAAGCTCCGCTCCATCCAGCGCAAGGGAGGTCTGAAACCCAAGAAAGAACCGACACCTCCAGCACAGCCACAAGTGGAATACATGATGGTACCAATTGGAAATGGAGGTGAGGCATGAATGAGAAAGTGAAGCGAGTGATGGAATATATTCATGGCATCGCATACAGAGAACTCCAAGGTGACCAGTACATCGAATTTCTTGAGTGTATTGAATACGAGATAGACAAGGAACTGGATGAAGGGGACTGGCCGGAACCAGAAGAAGACGAGTGATAAGCAATCAAAATAATAATCAACAAAAAGTTTACTACAATGGCAAAAAGAGAAAAGAAAGTAATCATTACCGGTGTGACAAGAGAATCAGCCGACGAAGCGTTCGCAGCCTACGCAAAGGCAGACGCACAGAGTGCGAAAATCACGGCAGACATTGAATTGCAGTGTGCCAAGATCCGCGAGAAGTATGCCAACAAGTTGGCAGAACTGGAAGGTGAGAAGGAGAAAGCCTTCGCCACGCTCCAGGCTTATGCTACCGAGAACCAGGCAGAGTTGTTCACCAAGAAAAAGAGTCTTGAGATGGCGCATGGCGTTATCGGCTTCCGCACGGGTACACCGAAGCTGAAGACCCTGAAAGGCTTCACATGGGCAAGCGCCCTGCAGCTGGTGAAGGAGTTCCTGCCCGGCTATCTGCGACAGACCGAGGAGATAGCCAAGGACAAACTCCTTGCAGACCGCGACGTGGAGGATATGGTTCCTCAGATGAACAAATGCGGTATCCAAGTGGTGCAGGACGAGACATTCTACGTTGAACCCAAGAAAGAGGATGCCGTATGATACTGGAAGTGGAGAAGAAACCGAAAGTGGCCTTGTGCCGTAAGTGTTACGGCACAGGTCGTCTCCACGACAAGGAGACTGGCAAAGAAAGCACATGTGACCAATGTGAGGGAACGGGCAGAGTAACCGTCAGCGCAAAGATGAGCTATGACATCCGTCCCTATAAACCAAGAGACAGACACTAAAACATTTTATGAGCAAGAGGCGAGGAGCAAGCTATCAGAAACGTGTCACCGACATAAATAGGATATACGACCAACATGCCAAAAGCGGAATCAGCAACCGCGAGATATGGCGAAGGTACGTGTATCCTGTTTATGGTATATGTGAGCGTACCTTCTACAATCTCCTCAATGCCTCTTGTGACCCTAAGAACGAAGTGCCACAAGAGGCACAGACGTTTCTAAAATTCGACTTTGACGATGAACCAGGACATACAGAAAATAATCCGCAATATCCTAAACGACATTAGGGTGGAGATGGGCGATGAGTTCGACAGGAACTTCGAGCGGCAGGCTTTCTTCAGCGAGGCGTGGCAGCGCAGGAAAAGCCCCACACGGCCGGGTGGTGACATTCTGATAGACAAAGGCACCCTCCGCCAGAGCATATCCAGCCGAACCACCGAGAACAGCATCACGTTCTTCACAACGCTGCCGTATGCGGCCATACACAACGATGGCGGCGAGATAAAGGTAACGGCCAAGATGAAACGATTCTTCTGGCACAAGTACCGTGAGGCGACAGGCTCATTCGGACGCAAGAAGAACGGCGAATGGCGTAACGACAAGCGCACCGTACAACTGAGCACCGAGGCTGAGTTCTGGAAGCACATGGCTCTGATGAAAGAGGGCAAGAGCATCAAGATACCGCGCAGGCGTTTCCTGGGTGTGTCGCCCGAAGTGGAAAAGGCAGTCCGCGACATCGTGGAGAAGAACATCACCGAATACTTTAATGTGGAATTTGAAATCAAGCGAAAATGAGAAAAGAACTTTATAACCTCCTTTGCAGGGAACTCGGAGCGATAGCGGAAATAAAGCACATCGACCTGTGGAACCGCAACGTGGAGTTCATCGAGCAGGAAGAAGGGTGGGAGAGACCGGCCGTGTTCGTGGAGTTCGGCCCGATACAGTGGAAACCGATAGTGAACGGCGTGGAGTACCGTGCCGAGCCACAGATAACCCTCCACATCATCACCGACTGGGCAGGCGCGGCCAGCGAGGGCAGTCCGTTCAGGGAAGATGCGCTGGAGGTGTTCGACCTGCCCGACAAAATCCACAGGAGGCTTGCCAACCTGGAAGGCGAGACCTTTGGAGAGCTTGACCTTGCGCAGAGCATCACCAACCATGACCACGAGGACATCGTGGAGACCATAGAGGTATATCAGTATGTTGCCATAAAACGGCTCTGATTTGCCCCGTATCAAACAGAAAGAGCGTTCCCGGCTGATTGCTTGGAACGCTCTTATTATGTTGTCAGAATTGAATTATAACACCGTCAGGCGGCATCGGTGAACAGCATTATGTCCGTGTAGTGCGAGCTGTAGTTCACGGTGGCGTTGAACTCCACTTTGTGACAGTTTCTGAATGGGTTTCCCACGGTCGGATTCCTGCCCATCCACTCGCAAAGCTCGATGATGGACGACTTGTTGGAAGTGAAGTAAATGAAACGATGCCCGGCAAGAATGGTCAGCACGTCAAGGTAGTCAGAAAGCCTCCAATACATATTATATGTGCCCACATCGGTGGAAAGATACGGCGGATCAACGAGGAACACCACATTGGGCACGTCCTTGTATCGGCGGAATAGTTCCCTGTAAGTCGCATGACACCACCGTGATGCCCTGCAGATAATCATCGCAGAGCGGATAGTCAGTCTTGCGCAGGTTGTTGTAGAGTGCCTCCTTCCGCATCTCTGCGATGCTCAGTTTGTACTTCATGGAGAACATCAGTCCCGCCGTGATGGTGATGAAGTCTATGTAACCCACCTCACGCTCCTCCTGCTCCAGGCGAGCGAAGATGCGCTCACGCAACTCGCCACGAATGCAGCTGTGCTTGGGAATGCCCTCCACCATTTTGCGCAGGTCAGCCAAAAGGTGGTTGGTCTGCGGGATGTGCTGTAGGCGGTTGCGGTAGCCGTCGAAGTCGTTGTATATGACTGTGGCATCCGGCTTCTGGCACTTGGTGATGTGCGACAGCAGACCCGAACCACCGAACAAATCCACGAATACCGTGTTCTCCGGATATTGCTTCAGAACCTTGATGAACTCACGCGCGAACATGCGCTTCTGCCCCACGAAAGGGAGCGGTGCCGATAAATACTGTCTTCTCATGCCTTACACGTTCAGTTCAAATTTTACGTTCTCGTTTCCGTTGAGCAACTGTCGTGTGTGTTCGATGTTGTTCTCGTAGATATGCACATTCGCAAGGTTCAGCGTGATGGACTTCAAAGGGAGGTCAATCTGCCGGGCCATGAGGTAGAGGTGATAGATGTCGGCCGGCAAGCCGAGGTTTGCATCTGAGCTGCGCTGGTAGGCTGACACTACAAGTTCGCCGTTCTCAATCTGGAACTGAACGAGTGACAGACACGGTGCTTGGTTTGTCTCCGCATCGGTGGAGCCGAGAAACAGCACATAGTTCTTGCTGTTGCGTTTTTCCCGGTTGATTCTTGCAATGAGTGGCGGCAACTTTTCAAAATAGGTGGGGTAGGAGTTTACGAGAATGGCACCGCAGTAGTCCCACCAGTTGATGCCCACCTCACGGTACTTCTCCACGTTGCGTTCACCCTGCATGAAAAGCTGCAGCTCATTCCTTAACTTCTTGCGTGCGATGCCGTGCCCCTCGAAGATGTCGAGCAGGTCGGCAGGGGAGAGCACCAGCCTCTCGTTGAGCAGATAGCGTATGCTCCCCTTCTTGTTTTGTTGGCACTTGCCCTCGGCAAGCACTTTCTGTAAAATTTGATGGTATTTGTTCATGACCGTTTTGGTTTTGAAAACGGTGCAAAGGTAACACGGCAGCACCTCTCCCTAACCAACAAGCCACCACGTTACACTGCAAGCAGGTTGCAGTCGGTTTTGAAACGGCGTATGAGGTTATAGACCTTGCGCTCGCTGACGGCATACTCCGTGGCGAGCCTTGCCACGATATAGGACACCTTCTCGCCCTGTGCGGAAAGCGTGCGGTATTCATTAAAAAGGTCGATGTACTGCACATCGTCCAGTCTGATTCCTGCCTTTTGGAAGTAAATCAGCAGTTCCCTGTTCAAATTAAGTATCTCTATCAGTTTCATTTTCAGAAAAATTTAGTACTTTTGCATCGTCTCACTTATTCAGCGCAATCGCGCACAACAAAAATAAACCTCTTACTGGCGAACGAGGGTATATGCCCCCGGTCGTGCCGGTAAGAGGTATCGTTGTGTTAATGAGTAAGTGAGACGACTAATTAACAGGCCGGGGGCTTTTTTATTTCCCTCCCCCGAAGGGATTGTTCTTAGTCTCGGTATAACTCCAAATTGAAATTATCCTTGCTCTTCCATCCGTCAGCCAGTGTGTCCTGGATATGCTGCATGGCTTTGGTATAGAAGTCCGTCAGTTCTTCGATGGTGCTGAACGTGTGATAGTATGGCACATCGTCTGTTCCGAACTTGAACGTGACTGGCAATGTCTTGCCATCAGACTGCACAGCCAAGTCGTATGCCACCTTGTAGTTGAACTGGTTCTCGTTAGAGAGCCACACGCTCATGCCGTTCCACACGAAGCCAGAAAGTATGGTCTCGTTCGTGCGGTCGTTGAACCATTCCGACACCATGGTCTTGATGGTATCCTCAGATGGCTTTCCGTTGAACTCCGCCTCCATATAGTCGGCAGATCCATCCTCGTTGTTATGCACGTCCCAGCGGACACGCCATTTTCCTTTGACGGGGTTGGTGCATTCAAGCAGCTTTACCCCTTGTGCTCCGTTTACTCTGTTCATCATGTGAAAATGTACTTTGTTCTACCTTTGCCGAAGGTTTCCGCCTTGATGGTGGTCTCGAATGGGAAGCCGTCTGGCATTTCACTCACTTGCTGGAGAATGTTTTTCATCTCCTCGCTGTTGGTGAAAAATTTCTTTGGCTCGCCGTTCTGCTCAATGGACACGACACAGCGGTCTTCGCCCTGGCTGGTTTTGACTCCGACCTCGAAGTCTTTTACCACGATGGGCAGGTTCACCAACTCGCGGATGCTTACCACCGCACCCGCAAATCGCTTCTTGCCGTCTTCCGGCTTGTAAGCGACATTCAAATCCTTAAATGATTTCATTTTTTTGCCTGTTAATTTATAAAACAAATTTCGGCAGCAAGCGTGCTTGGCCATTCCGTAGAATGACGCAATCAGTTCCCGCCGTCTCTTTCTTGACTTGACTTTGCGTAGTTTCCTTGCATATTTCTTCTTGACACGCTTGCGCAGTAGAGAGTATGATCCGTTGAATGTCACATACCCTAAGAAGTCGATTCCTTGCGCTGATGGGAATACCCTTTCGTTCTTCTTGATTTCAAGGTCAATTTTTTCGACTTGCTCATGTACAATGCCGTGTGCCAGCCAATTTTCTTGCTTGTTGCCACAGAGCACTCTGCCGTCATCGCAATAACGGTAGAAATGGCGGATGCCGTATTTGTCCTTCAGATAATGGTCAAGGTACTCAGACAACAAGAGGTTGCCAGAAGCCTGTGAGCTTCGCAACCCGAAGCTGATACCCTCCGGCAGAAGATGAAGAAAATGATCCAGGAGCGACAGCAGGGTCTTGTCTTTGAATACTCTGCGGTAGCACCACATGACAAACTCAGGCTTAGTATTGTCATAGAAATGCTTGATGTCGAACTCGTAGCAGTAGCGTGTGCCTCCGGGGTCACGTTCCATGTCCAATTGCATGCACTTGCGGAGATCATGTGTGCCACGCTTCTTGATACTTGCTCCAGTCGTCCTGATAAAACGCTTATGCAGATGTTGGTCCACCACGTTCATTACGGCATACACTGCGATGCGGTCGTACATGGAAATAATCTGCAGGTGTCTTACTTTGCCATTCTCACAGATGATGCGTTCATGATAACTGCCGAGTCGAAAGGAACCGTCGGCAAGTTTTGCAGTCAGTTCTGCAATCACCTCCTCGCGGTGTGCGAGCAGATAGCGTCCTTGACGGCATTTCTTACGCTTCTTCCCACGCAGTACACGGTCAAACGCCTCCGACATATTGCCGTAGGACGTTATCTCTTGCATGATATAGCCTTCTCTGTGCATGGTCTTCTTTTTATGATGGAAGATAAGGGCCTTCCTTTCCCCGGGCCAAACTTCTTCGAATCGTTACCGACCTACCAAACTCTATTGCCCGACACTTGATGTTTCAGCTTTCCACCTTGAATATAGGTGCTTTTGCTGTGGCTCGTTTCCCTCGGCTCCACATTAGGGACACGTCCCCATCGTTGTACGCCGATTAGTTAGATTTCCAGGCGCGAGCCGACATTCGCATTCGCATTCGAGGCATCGTTATTCGCATTCGCATTCGAGACACCGCCATTCGCGTTCGCATTGTTGTACCCGCGATAGACCACACGGCCTATGGGAAACTCTACCAGTTTGCAAAGTTACTCATTCTCTGTGCAAAAAGATGAATGAATATTACACAATGAGCCAAAATAACATTGCGATGAAGCCTCCGAGCACTGTGCAAGCCCAGTCAATCCAGTCCCAAGGACAGCCGTGAAGCTTGTCTTTGAGTTCGAGGCCTGAGGCTGCGATGATGGCAGAATAGATGGCTGCCCATGGTGACAAGGCGCACAGACCAACCAATAAACCGCCGATAAGATGCTTATAGCGGTTGCTTTTCTTTAGAAATGAGAAAATTTTGTTCATAACTTGTTGTGTTTTGAAAATTTGTTATTACCTTTGCAATGCGAGGGATGGGGTAACCTTTAGAGACCCGCTCTCGTTCCAGCCAAGTTTTCTAACTTGGCTTTTTTATTTGTACTATATCTTCTCCTTGTATGCAGTAAATCAAATCAAACTTCTTATACTGGGATGTTCCCTGGAGACCATTGAATTTTGCAAGACCAGCTTGGAAGTTCTCCGCTGAGAAATTACCGTTAGGGAAGAATAAAACTGCGATTTTTGATTCTGGTTTAGATGCACAATGTTTGAGAGCATTTCTAATATTATTAGATGTGCCACTTTCTGCACCGGCGACCTCGAATTTAAGATTATCCCAAAGTCCCTCGCAACTCTTTCCTTTATACACATTCTGAGGCTCTTCCTCTAAGATAACAGAGTGCCCATGTTTATATCCAACATCTTGTATTGTGGTTTCATACCAGCCTTTGTCTTTGTCTAAGTTGTGCCCAATATGGGTGGCTTTTAAGCCCCCGTTCTTTTCATCAAAGGCAACATCTTTATATTTATCATCTTTGATGAGTTTGCCATATAAGGAACGATTCTTTTCTATGTGTTCATTTTGAACATCTTTGATGCACCGAAGTAGCTTGCACGCTTCGCACAACTCATTCTCTGGAACAAATCTCGCCAGCTTGATTTTGCCATTTGCGACATCGCAGTCACGACACCGACGAATAGTGTAGGGGTTATAGTCTGGTATGGTCTTGTCTTCCTTTCCTGGATTGAAATGGAAGATGCCCTTTGTGTCACGTTGAAGAGCTTCTTCGCCAAGCGCCATTGCCTCATCGTGGGGCGTGGCAGGATATTTGGACTTGCGCACCTGCACTACGGTGCAACGGCAGTTCCATCCGTTTGGTGGATAATATTCCTCCCAGAACGGGTCTGACGGCGGAAGCGTCACGCCATTAAGCGCAGCATGTTCCGGGCGCACCTTGCCATCGCCAGCCGTGCGGTACTGGAGGTTGTAGCGGTCGCCGTCCTCAGAGAACCGTTCCCACTTGGCAGCCATCTCCGCAGACGACTGTACGAAGTTGTACTCCGCACGGAGGTAGTTGGAGTTGTAGGTGTTGTCTATCTTCCGAACATCATTCAAAAAGGCTTCGAACGTCTTTCTATTGCCGTTAGAATCCAGCAAGGACGGGAACGCCTCGTTCAACTCGTGGAATGTTTTCATGCCGGAGAAGATGTAGTCAGACCGCTGGAGCCGCTTGCGCATGGCATCGGACATCTCCACCTTTTTGAAAGTGGAGTCCAGCACACCGGCATGGGCATCGATGAACTTCTGGATTTTCGGCTCGGCCAGCACCTCAATGCGGAACTGCGATCCCTCCAACGAGTAGAGCGTGCGCATCATGCCGTCGAACAGTTCGGAGAGCAGCTTGCGTATCTCCTCCTCACGCTCCTTTGACAGCGACAAAGTCTGCGGCCTATCGCCTAACAGCTGGGCGTAGCGTCGGTGCAGCCCCAGGTAATCACTGGGGCTCAGTCGAAAAAACTGCCGTGTACGTTTTGCTGATGTTTCTTCTTGTTCTTTTCGTCCGGCTCGTTGTTGCCCTCGTCGTCATCATCATCGTCCCCTCCAGTCGGGAGCATAGGCTGTGCATTGCGTCGCTCCCCGACAGGCATGCTGTATTTCTCTGCAAAGTAGGATGGGTCTACTTCGTAGCGGTCGGCAACCATCGTTTCGTATGCCACCTGCTGCTCCGGTGTGTAATCGACGGCATCATCCCATTTGAAGCGCAGCCCCTTGATCGGGAAGCCGTGCTTCACCATGCGTGGGATAAGCTGGTTGTTCACGATGTCGCGCAGCATGGTGCAGTCGCTTTCCACCAGGTTCTCGAACACCTCAAGGTGCGTTTCTGATTGTGAGAGGCTGCTGCCGTCCTCGATGGTCATCGTCTGCCCGATGATGAGCTTTGACAGTTCCGAGTTGGCTCGATCGATGCGTTTGTCATAGACGTTGAAGGCATCGCCCTTTCCACTTTCGACGAATTCAATCTCGGTGTCCTGCCCTGCCACCATGTACTGGCTTGCTCCGGCACCCTTGAGCATCTGTTCAAGTCGTCCCATTTCCTTGGGGTCGCGTGAGGTGGTGCGTGCAATACGCATCGGCATACCGAAAATCTCGCCGAAGGAATCCCAGAATGCCAACATGTTTTTCTTAGGAATGGTCTGCGTGGCAGCCTTCAGATATAGTCCGAGATCGTCAGTCCGTCCAGCTTCTATGAGCCAGTCAGAGAATGGGGCTGAGTGGTAGTCTATGCCCGTAGTCCAGTCCTGCCCGAGCTGTTGAATCACACGGCCGTATTCAGGAATGACATGCTTCCGTGGAATGAGCTTCACATCCGTATAGCAAGGACATCCATCGCCATCGGTGGTGAGGTCGCCAAGTTCGATGAGCGAGTGTCCCCAAAGATTGGCGGCAAGCGCGTATTCGAGCATTTGCTTGAACCAAGCCTGGTCGAAATAGTGGTGTGCCTCCTCGTTCTCATTACCCTTTGCATCGACCAGTTTGAAGGACTTCGCCATGACGAATCCTACACGCTGGCGAACACAGCCCGATAGGTGAAGGTCAATATCCACATCGCGGTATATGTCGTAGAGACGTTGGCGGTTCGGGCTGTCCACATTTATAGCCATCTGCCAGGCGTTGCGCCAGTCGGCAATGTCCCTGCGTGTAAGCGCATCGGTGGTACGTTGCAGTTCGATGACCATCTTCTTCATGCGCTTGCGGTCAGACGACTTCGCAAGGTTGAAGTCTCCATTTGGCGTGTGCAGTATATTTTGACTGCCATCTCCGAACATACCGCTGAAAAAGTTCTTTATATCCATAGCGTTACCAGTTATGTCGTAATTGTTTCTGTGAACCGAATATGAGCAAGTCGCCAGTCGGTGTGCCGTCCTCGTCGGTGTTGAGCGGCAGGTCGGGGATGATCTTTCCGGCTTGCACGCCTTCCAGCCACTTTATGGCACGCTCGTAGCGCTCCTTGCGTATTTCGCTGCCCATCTTTTGGGGCATAGCGGCAATCATGTGATAGAGCGCAATGTCGGCGGCATACATTACCACCAAACGGTTGCGGTTTTCGCCTTCAGCCGAGAACACCGCTTCCGTGTCGTATTTTGGTCTGAGGTAGCCGGCAATCTCCTCGCAAGCCTCCAGTTCCGCATTGTCGCGTATCTCCTGCGATGCCTGCGACACGACCTTCAGCGCATTTTCGCCTATGACCACTCTGTAGTCCTCTTCCGTGATAAACATAGTAAGCCTCCTTCCTAATGCGTCACATAAATGGCACGACGCTCGATGTCGGCAACCTTTACACCCTTACGGAAGCGGTGCTTGGCAACCAGTTCGCGGATGGTGCGTTTCGGTACGACCTTCAGCGAGCCGTTCATGTAAATCACATAATACTTCATGCCAAGCAGCTTTGAGAGCTTGTTGGCTTTCTTGATGGCACGCTTGCACTGCCATCCCCAGATAATGTCCTTTATTACTTGTATCATTGTTACCAAATGTTTTTGGCGGTCGGTCTTTTGCCGAACACCGGTTTGAAACTTTCCTGTCTTGTATTGCGCTGGAGTATCCATATTGCGCCTTCATCAGCGTCAGGCGCATCGTCATGCACACGGCTGCCACGCTCCAACGCTAATGTCTGTTCGATGCCCACCTGCATGTCGGGGTCTTCCTTCTTGCGCTCGTTGTACCAGACAAAGCCACGTTCCCAAAGAGGGCTGACCGCCTCGATACGCTGGATTTTGTCTGGCTTCTTTCGCTTGTCGGGCATGATGGGCAGCTGGTAGCCACGCAGTTCCCCTTCCACGGCGAACTCGTCCAAAATCACGTCCTGCATGAAGTTGGCTTCCATGAAGAACTGAATAGCCACCGTGTCGCGTGTACGCTCGTAGAGGTCGTATAGCCATCGAACCATCTCGCTGACTGTCGCCTGGCGTACGAAACTGTCTATGAGATGCAGTTCCGAGCCAATCTTTCCCCAAACGCGGCTCGCCTTGTAGTCGTTGGAGGTTGTCGATTTGAACGACGGGTCGGTATAGCACACAATCATGTCGTACTTTTCGAGCTTTGGCAAACGCTTGTATCGAATCCAATCCGCACGGAAGATCGTACCATCCACGATAGGGTTGTGCATCATCTCCTTCTCCCAGGCACGATAGCCCACGAAGTCGCGGTAAGCCTGCGCCTCCTCTTTGGTCCATTTCTCTTTCCATACCGGTTCTCCGTTACGATCGACCGCTACGATTTTAGAAAGGAACACTCCCTTTGTACGTGAGAGATTGTAGAGCACAGAGTTCTTGCTGATGAGGTTGCCCACCATAATGAAGCGTCCACGACCCACATCAAGCGCACCAAAGAGAGCCTCCTTCACCCAGTCGGTGAGGTCGTGTACGAGTTTATCATTCTTGCAAAGCTGATCGTCGTCAAGGTCATCAATGACGATGTAGTCAGGACGGGATTCACGGTCACGCAGACCACGAGGCGACTGTCCACGACCGCAGGCAAGGAACTTCACACCGCTCTTTGTCTTGAACTCGCCCTCCTGCCATCCACCATCGTTCTTCTGCTGTCCGAAGTCGGCGATGAGACGCTGGTTGTATTCCAGTTCCGCTTGAATATCTCCAAGCAGTCGGTCGGCATTGTCCTCGGACTTTCCCACAACCACCATAAAGTTGATAAGCCGCTTCGGTTGTAACATCAACCAGAGCGGCGTGAATACATCAAGATGGGTCGATTTGGCGTGACCACGCGGCCACATGAATACAGCCTTCAAGTCGGGCGTGTTTCGGACCTTGCGCGCAGCTTCGTTGTGGAACGGCGCGTTGTGAATGGTGCGTATGACCTCGCCGGTCGTTTTATCACGCAATTGCAGGAAGTGGGGAAAGTAATACTCGCAGAACGCTGCGTAGTTGTTGAGCAAGCGTTTGATACGCATGTCTCTTTCTACTGGCGTTTCGCTTTTCAGGAGTGACGTGTCCGTAATGGCTTGCACTTGCCGGCATCGCTCTTTCCACTCCTCGTATGCCTTTTTCTTTTCCGCTACTGTTGCCATAGGCTGCCTCCACTATTTTATGCCCATCTGTTCTGTGATGTACATGTCCTGGTACTTGTTGATTACGCGCATCAGTTCGGGAGTCACCTCTGGGTCTGTCTGCGAGCGGTACTCCAGCCACTTGGAGAACGCCATGAACACCTCGATGGCATCCACCACATTAGCCTTCTTGTCGAGTTTCTCTATGACCGACGAGAGCTTTGCCAACTTGTCGCCCAGTCCTGCGATGAGTGCGGGGTCGTTGGAGTCATTCACCTGTGTAATGAGCGTGTCGATGGTGAGCAGCAGTTTGTTCACCAGTTCGGGACGGGTGATGTTCTTGGCGGCACGCGCCTCCTTCCACCCGTCGGCTGTACACCACTTGGATATGGTGACGCGCGACACGTCCACCTTCTCCGCGATCTCTTGCTGCTCCATGCCCGAGAGATAGAGCGTGCGTGCCAGCGACTTCTTCTTTTCAATATCTGCCTTTGTCATGTTGATAAGGTTTTTTGTTCGTTACGTCAGGGCACACCACGCCCCGATTTATTTGCAAAAGTGCCACGATTTCGGTGGCTCTCCAAAAAAGTGTGCAATGCTTTCATAGAAGTGTGCAACCATTGCACACTTTTTTGGCGGACAGACATTTACCTCGTAATATTGCAGTCGCAAACCGGGCGGTGCAGCCCCCAAAACAGCAAAGACATGAGTAAAGGAAAACGAGTAAGAATAACCAACGACAGCCTGAACAGCTACGGCACAAGAGTGCTGACGGCAGGCATGAACGTGGAGCAGTACCAGCGCAACCCGGTGCTGCTGTACATGCACGAGCGCGGCAACGTGATAGGCTATGTGAAAGACCTGAAGGTGGAGGACGGTGAGGTGACCGGCGAGCTGATGTTTGACGAAGCCTCCGAACTCTCCGTGCGCTGCAAGAAGCAGTACGAGTTCGGCAGTCTGAAGATGGTGAGCGCAGGGCTTGACATTCTGGAGACAAGCGAGGACCCCGAACTATTGGTGCAGGGACAGACCAGCCCCACCGTCACCAAGAGCAAACTGTTTGAGGTCAGCCTGGTGGACATCGGAGCCAATGACGATGCCATCGTGCTGCAGAAGGACGGCAAGAAGATAACCCTCGGCAAGGACAGCGAATGTCCCTTGCCAATGTTGAACAACAATAATCAAAAACAAATGGAACAGAAACAGTATGCCCTACAGTTGGGCTTGCCGGAAACGGCAACTGAGGCGGACATCAACGCCAAGCTCGGTGAGCTGAAGGCTGCCAAGGAAGAGAACGAGAAACTCCAGCAGGAGAAGGCGACCCTCACGCTTGCCAGTATCACCGCCATCGTGGAGAAGGCGGTAGGGGAGAAGCGCATCGCCCCTGACAAGAAGGACGAGTTCATCAACCTCGGCAAGGAAGTCGGCAAGGAGAAACTGGAGCGCATTGTCGCAGCCATGGCACCGCAGATGAAACTCAGTGCCGTTATCGGGCATCAGGGCGGAGCGGCAACACAACAGCCGACTGCCTACAAGAAACTGAGCGATGTGCCGTCTGCTGAACTCCTTACACTCCGCAAAGAGCAGCCCGAGGAGTATAAGCGACTCTACAAGGAAGAGTACGGCATGGAGTGTGAACTTTAGTACAAACCAACAAAACAAAAAAAGAATGAAAGCAAAAGTATTTTTGACCATGATTACGGCTGTGCTGTTCAATGCGATGACAGGAGCCGTATTCGGTATGGCATTGGGCGTGTCGCCCGTGGCAGGTGCCGTCGGTGCCAATGCCATCGCACTTGCCGTGAGCGGTGCAATGCCTGTGGGAGTGGCACGTGAAGGAGTGCTGAAAGAGATTTGGACTGGCGAGTTGGTGAGAGCCCTCCGCGAGTTCCTCGCCGGCACATGGCTTGACGGCATCCCCGACAGTTCAAGCATTGTCGATAACGATGTTATCCATCTGGTAGAGGTAGGTGTGGACCCTGACGTACTCGTCAACAACACCACCTATCCAATCCCCTTGCAGGCACTTGATGACAAGGACATCGCCATTCAGCTTGACAAGTTCCAGACAAAGGTAACACCAATCACCGACGATGAGTTGTACGCTATCAGCTACGACAAGATTGCCAGAGTGAAGGAGAGCCATTCAAACGCCATCAACGATGCCAAGTTTGCCAAGGCTGCACACGCACTCTGTGCCCAGAAGAACACCGCCAAGACCCCTGTATTGACTACTACCGGCGAGCGTGACGCGACCACCGGGCGTATCAAGATGACCGCCAAGGACGTGCTCGCGATGAAGGCAGCCCTCGACAAGTTGGGTGTTCCGACCACGAACCGTCGCCTCGTATTGTGTACCGACCATGTGAACGACCTCTTGGAGACCGACCAGCGTTTCAAGGAGCAGTACAACATCGACCGCAACACTGGCAAGGTGGGCAAGCTCTACGGATTCGACATCTACGAGTACGCCAATACCCCGTACTTCTCAGCCAAGGGCGAGAAAAAGGCAGTCGGCGACAAGGGAGAAACTGCTGGCGACTTCCACTGCTCATTCGCATTCTACACACAGCGTGTGTTCAAGGCTACCGGCTCCACCAAGATGTACTGGAGCGCAGCCGAGAATGACCCCGAGTACCAGCGCAACAAGGTGAACTTCCGCCACTACTTCATCTGCATGTTCAAGAAGGCAGACGCAGGTGTCGTAATGACCAGCGGATATAAAGCTGAAGCGTAATGGCGAGAATGAAGTATTTGGTCCTGCACTGCACAGCCACGCCGGAAGGCCGTGAGGTAACCTCCAAGGAGATACGCCACTGGCACACCGATCCGGTAAGCAAGGGTGGGCGTGGCTGGAAGCAGGTAGGCTATACCGACCTGGTACACTTGGACGGCAAGGTGGAGCGCCTTGTCGATAACAACGAGGATGCGGAGGTGGATCCGTGGGAAGTTACCAACGGTGCGAAAGGCTACAACAGCGTGAGCCGACACATCGTGTATGCCGGAGGCTTGGCCAAGGACGGTAAGACCGCCAAGGATACGCGCACGGCAGAGCAGCTGAAGGCGATGACCGACTATGTGCGCAACTTCCACGAGCGTTTTCCGCAAATCAAGATAGTGGGACACTGCGACCTGCCGGGCGTGAACAAAGCTTGTCCGAGTTTCGATGTGGCGGGGTGGCTCAAGTCAATAGGCATTTACCAACAGTAAAAATATGGATGGCATGAATATCAGCGAAGTCCTGAACATTTTTCTCGGTGGAGGTCTGGTGGCCACCATTGTAGCGATATGCACGCTGCGGGCTACCATAAGGAAAGCGAAAGCGGAATCGATGAAGGCGGAAGCCGATGCCGAGACGGTGCGTATGGACAACGCCGAGCATGCCACCCGTATCTTGGTAGAAAACATAGTGAAACCATTGAAGGAAGAGCTCAATGAAACAAGAAGATACCTCGAAGCGTCGAAGCGCGAGATGGCGCGTCTCAGGAAGGCTATCGACACTGCGAACAGTTGCAAGCATCATGATGACTGCCCTGTTCTTGTCGGGCTGCGCGACAAGCCGAAAGGCGAGCGTGGTCACGGAGGAAAGCGTGAGACAAGTATCCGCGGACACCCTCCGGAGCGAAGTGCGTCAGACGTGGACGGAGACAGTACCGCTGGAGGAAGCCAAACTGGAGATACCCCTGGCGGAACTGACTAACCTGCCCGAAAAGGCAGAGTACCACGCCAAGAACGGACGGGCCAGCGCGACCGTGCAGAACAAAGGCGGCACCATTGTGGTGTATGCCACCTGCGACAGCCTGCAGCGCCAGTGCGAATACTACGAGCGGCAGATGGCAAGCTACAAGAATGCGCTGGAACAGCAGAAGAATGAAGCCAAAACGGAAAAAGAACGTAGTTCCAATCCGTTGAAGATGCTTCTCATCGCCTTTATCGTCGGAGTGGCGACCGGCACAGTATTAACCATCACAACAAAAAGAATATGGCAGAAAGTAAGAAATTCATGTACGGCATAGGTGTCGTAAGGTTCGGCGACAAGACCGTCGGCTATATCGAGAAGAACAGCTGGGATTGGGGCGGAGCCAAGCCCGAGAAAGTGGATGTGGAAGCCGAGCAGGTGCCCGGTGCCCCCGTGCTGACCCTCGTCACGAAGAACGGTACGATAGCCCCCACGTTCAACCTCATACAGCTGGACTACGAGAACCTCCAGCTCGCCCTTGGCGGTACGCTTGTCGGCACGCAAGGAGCCTATACCGGTTGGAAAGCCCCGACCGACCTTGTGGAACTCCGAGACAAGTGTGAGATTCAGCTGAAGAGCGGGCAGACAGTGACGATACCGAGTGCCACCCTTATGGCCAACCTCGGAGGCAAGCTCACCCTGACCGAGGTCTCCAAGATAGAGTGCCAGTTGACGGTGAACGCGCCTGATGACGGCAGTGCTCCCTATGATGTGGCCGATACCAAACCAGGGGAGTAGCGCATGAACCGAGCAATCGAAAAAGAAGCGGCGGAGGCACTCCTTGACAGGGGTGTCTCCGTGCCGTTTAAAGACATACGTCTGCCGTTCCGCAAGAAACCGCTGAAGGTGCGCATCACCATGAAGCGCCCCACATTGGCAGGACAGATAGAAATCGGACGGCAGTATCTGGAGATGGACACCACGGCAGAGGAGGTGCGGACACTGCCCAAGCTGGAGCAGATGCGTTTCATGGCCAGACACGGCAAGCGCCTGTCGCGCATCATCGCCTACACCGTGTGCAGGGGGTATATATCCCGCCATCTGTTTGTGGAACTGACCGCGTGGCTCGTGCGCAACTTCGTGGCGTACCGGTATCAGGTGGCCGCCACCGAGCAGTTCGAGCGGCTGATGGGCACAGGCCCTTTTATGAGTATTATCAGATCCGCGGAACGGACGAATCCGATGAAGCTGAGACTGAGCCAAAAAAAGAAGGGGAGTTAAGGACCGAGTATGAAGGTTCCCATAGCCCTTTCGGATTCGTGTGGCAGATAGCCAGCGCGACAGGCTGGAGCGTGGACTACATACTCCACGGCGTGAACTACCAGACCCTCATCATGATGCTGTGCGACGCCCCACGTTACATCAAGAAGAAAGCCGGCAGACCCGACAGCGGCAAGACCGCCGAGGAGGAAGCCGAGGACATCGCAGGATTTTTTCAAAGTAAACTGAATTGAAAGCATGAGCAAGCCAGTAGAGATAGAGTTCCTGATGAAGGACAAACTGAGTGACGGTATCGACAATGCCAACGCGCATATCGACACCCTCATAGACAATGCCAAGAAAGCGGCCGAGTTGGTGAACGCCAAGATAGCCGAGCAGCACAAGGTCATTGACGGAGTGTCCGCGGACCTCAGCCGTATGGAGCGGCAGCTTGCGGGCATGAAACCCGGTACCGCCCAGAAGGAACTCGCCGCCGATGTCATGGCTTGCCGTAAGGTTCTGGACGAGGAGCGGAACACACTCGTCTATTTGGAGAAACAGCACCGTCAGGCGGAAAAGGCCGTGTCCGACTTAGAGAAGGAGCATGGCAAACTCTCCGAGTCTAGCACCACGGCGGCTGTGGCGCAGAAGACCCTTGCCGAGCGTATCGCCGAGAGCAAGGACTTGGTGAAGTACACCACCTCCAACATCAAGGAGCTGGAGAAAGCCTACAAGAACGCAGCCCCCGGTAACGCCCAGTCCGCAGCCCTTGCCGAACTCAACGCCGCCAAGAAAGCGTTGGAGGAAGAGAAGCTGATACTCGCCAGCCTTACACGCGAGCAGGAGGAAAACAAGGAGAGCAACAAGCGTCTGGCCATGCAGTTGCGCGAGTTGCAGGACGCGATGGCCAAGATGCGACTGGAGGGAAAGCAGGACACGGAAGAGTACCGCGAGATGGCGGAGAAGGCAGCCTTGCTGTCCGACACCATCGCCGACCTCCATACCCAGACCAAGATACTCTCCAATGACGATGCAAATCTGCAGGGATTCATGTCCGGTATCAGCGGTCTGTCCGGCATGTTTACCGCTGCTACCGGTGCCGTGTCGCTGTTCGCCTCCGAGAACGAGAACCTCGCCAAGATACAGGCGCGGGTTCAGTCTGTCATGGCCGTCACGATGGGTCTGCAGCAGGTGTTCAACACCCTGAACAAAGACTCTGCGTTCCGTCTGGTGACGGTGGTGAAGATGAAGAACCTGCTGACGGCTGCCAATACCAGATTGGCAGTGGCACTCGGCATTTCCACTGCGGCGGCATCTGCACTCATGGCTACCCTCACGCTGGGCTTGTCCGCAGTCATTACCGGTCTGATTGTCCTGTTCAACAAATACAGCGACGCGCAGGAAGAGGCACGGCAGAAAGCGCAGGAACTCATCGAGGTGGAGAGCGAGGGCAGGGCGCAGATGATAAAGACCCGTTTCGAGATAAACAACACCATTCGCGAGCTGAAGGAGTTCACCGGCAGTAAGGAGGAGGAAAAGAAGAAGACCGAAGAACTGAACCGCAAGTACGGCGAGGCTTTCGGCTACTACGACACCGTTGCCGAGTGGTATGATGTCCTTACGCAGAAAGCTGCAGACTATATCCAGATGCTTTTTCTGCAGGCCAAGGCACAGGCACTGGTCAACAAGGCAGTGGAAGCCGATGACAAGGTGAACAAGCTGAAGGCGACCGATGCCGATGATGTCGATGGCTCCATGGGGTGGTTCAAGAAGTCCCTCCTGTATTTTGCGCAAGGAGAGACCAACGGCCAGATAGACGCGTCGGCCATCATCAAGGAGGAAAACGAGAAGAACAAGGAACAGGCCATCGCCGATGCCGAGAAACTCCGTGACGACCTGCTCAAACAGGCGGAGGACCTGACCAAGGAAATGGGCGAGATAGGCAAGAACAGCAATATCGGCGGCCATTCCAAGCCCGAACACAAGCCGACCGGTGGAAACGGTGACAAGGACAGACAAAAAGAGCTGGAGCGCGAGAAGGCAGCCGAGCAGAAACGAGCCGAGGAACTTGCGCGACTCCGTCAGGAGAACGAGCAGGAAAGCATCGACCAGATGGCTGAGGGCAGTGCCAAGCGAATCCGGCAGATAAAGTTCAACTACCAGAAAGAGGAATCCGAGATAAAGGCGCAGGAGGCCAAGTGGCGCGATGCGCAAGGCGGCAACCTCACGGAGGAGCAGGGCGAAGCCCTTGCGGAACGGTTACGTCTGGCACAGGAAGAACAGCGCAAGGGCCTGGAGGAAATTGACAAGGAATCCCTGAAGAACGAGCTCCAGACCATGGTGGACTACCTGCGCGAGTATGGCACACTCCAGGAGCAGAAATACGCCATCGCCAAGGAATACGCCGAGAAGATACGCGAGGTGAACGAGGGCGACGGCACGGCTGAGGAGAAGCGGTGGCAAGTCCGCAAGCTCGAAAAGGAGCGTGACGCTGCCGTCAGCCAGGCCAATGCCCAGAACCTTGCCTTGAACATAGACTGGAGTACCACCTTCGAGGGCGTCGGCAACGTGCTCAAAGACGTGGCGAAAGATACCCTCGCCAAGATAGAGGAGTACATGCAGACCTCCGAGTTCAAGAAACTCTCGGCGGAAAACAAGAAAGTCTATACCGACCTGCAGGCGAAGCTGAAGGACGAGACCGGCGGCAACAGCACCAGTGCCTTCAACTTCAAGATATGGGGCACAATCGCCGAGAACGTGAAGGCCTACCAGGACAGCGTGCGCACGCTCCGTGAAAAGACCGATGCCCACACGCAGGCCGTGGCCGATTTGGAACAGGCGCAGAAAGACCTTGCCGATGCGACCGATGATGCCTCAAAGGAAATCGCACAGAAAGCGGTGGACATAGCGCAGGGAAAGGTAAACATGACGGCAGCGTCGCAGAACGAGGCGCAGGAGGCCAGCGACAAGGCAAGGAAAACCCTCACCGACAACACCAACGCGGCGGCGCAGGGCATCAAGAACTTTACCGGCTACCTGAACGAGATGTCGGACGGCTCGCTGTACGGCTTTGCCAACGGCATCACCAAACTCATTACCTCGCTCTCCAAAGGCTCTGACGGCATCGGCAAGTCGTTGGGCGAGTTGGGCGGCAAGGTAGGAGGCATCGTCGGTGCCATACTCCAGATACTCGATGCGCTGGGTGATGACCCGAAAGGTTTCATCAACGACCTGCTCGACAAGGTTGCCGACACAATAAACAAGGTGGTGGAGGAACTGCCCGAAATCATCATCGATGTCATCAAGGACGTGGGCAACATCGTGCAGGGACTGCTCAGCGGCATTGCAGGGTGGTTCGGCATTGACGACCTTTTCGGACTGAACGGCAATGAGGCGGAGGTGAAAAAGACCATTGAGAACCTGACCGAGCGCACCGAACTCCTGCAGAACGCCATCGAGGATTTGACTGACGTGATGGAGAAAAGCTATGGTCAGAAAGCCACCGATGCCTACGAGCAGGCCAAGCGCAACCAGGAGGAGACCAACGCCAACTATCTGGGCATCGCGCAGGCGCAGGCAAGCTACTGGAAGCACCACCACAGCTGGAACTACTACTGGAACGGCTTTTCCGATGACCAGACGGCATGGATAAGGCAGAACGTGAAGGAGAACTTCGACGGCAGCATCTGGAGCCTTACACCGGAGGAGATGAAGAAACTCCTCTCCAATGTGGATATAGCCGAGTACATCAAGAACACCGGCAAGGGCGGTTATGGAAATGATGTGCTGGACAAGCTGCAGGACTACGCGGACCAGGCAGGAAAGATAGAGGAACTGACCGACAGCTGGCGCGAGACCATCACCCAGATAAGTTTCGACAGCATGAAGGACAGCTTCATCTCCAACCTGATGGACATGAAGAAAACCTCCAAGGACTTTGCCGAGGACTTCGCCACGGACATGCAGAAAGCCCTGCTGAGCTATTCCATGGAAGACCTCATCAACGGTGAGCTGAAGCAGTTGTACGATGACTGGGCACAGCTTATCTCCGACAAGAACGGCGAGCTGACGGAAAAGGACATCGAGGACTTCAACCGCCGCTATGACGAGATAGTGGCGGAAGGGCTGAAACGCAGGGATGAGTGGGCGAAGGTCACCGGCTACGAGGACACGGGCGGTACCAGCCAGAGCGCGAAGTCCGGAGGCTTTACCGCCATGACGCAGGACCAGGGCACGAAACTGGAGGGCATGTTCACCAGCGGACTGCAGCACTGGTCAAGCATGGACGAGCGTCTGGAGACCGTGGCCGACCGCATGAACCTTGCCGAGAGCCACCTTGCCCGGATTGCCGAGAACACCGGCACGAGCGCGGGGCATCTTGGCGAGATAAAGGAGGACATCAGAAAAATAGTAAGGGACGGACTAAAAGTAAAATGACATGGACAAGATACTTGGAGGGCTGGTGCTGGTGAACGGCACCGACATCTGGAAAGAATACGGCGTGTTCCTCGTCGAGGACAAACGTGGCGGCATGGATAACCTCACCGCCATACTCACACCGAGCAAGACGAAGAAGGACACCGCCGTGAACATACGCGAGGATCAGGGCGAGAAATACTCCGCCACGCTTACACCGAGAAACGAGCCGAGGGACATCACGCTCAACTTCGCCCTGTATGACAAGACACAGGCGGGTTGGCTGCGGAAATACTTCTCGTTCATCAATTTCCTGAAACAGGGCAAGGGCGGCTGGCTGGACATCGTATTCACGCAGCTTGACCTTACCCTGCATGTGAAATACAGCGAGAGCCCCAAGTTCACACCGCTCACCTACCTGTGGAAGGAGGGTGTGAACGCCGGCAAGTTCAAGGTGAAGTTCCGCGAGCCTGTCCCCATCATCTAATGACATTCAAACAGCATTCCTATATGGTTCTGACGATATACGACAAATACGGCACCGCCCGGACGGACATCTCGCCCGGTGACGGCAGCACCCAGCAGAAGGAGGTTCAGGGCGACAACGTGCTGACGCTCTCCTTCACCCATTACGAGCACATACCCCTCGATGTGAACGACTATGTGGACTTTGAGGGCGAGCGCTACTGGCTCACCGAGAAATACGCCCCTGCCCAGAAGAGCGATGGCGAGTGGTCGTATGACGTGAAATTTTACGGCATCGAGAGCCTGATAAAGCGTTTCCTCGTGCTGGAGACCACAGACAACAATGCCGAGCCCGTGTTCACCCTCACCGCCACTCCGAGAGAGCATGTGGCGATGGTGGTGAAGTGCATCAACAACGGCATGGGGCACACCACCGACTGGAAGGTGGGGCAGGTGGACGGCACCGACCTCATTGTCATCGACTACGAGGGCAAGTACTGCGACGAGGCACTGAAGGAGATAGCCGAGAAAGTGGGCGGCAGTGCCGAGTGGTGGGTGGAAGGGCAGACCGTGAACATCTGCAGATGCGAGCATGGCGAGGAAATAATATTGGGGTACGGCAACGGACTGACGAGCCTGGAGCGTGACACTGACAACACCAACAAGTTCACACGCGCCTGTTCCCGATAGGCAGCACCCGCAACATCGATGCGGAGAAATACGGCCACAGCCGTCTGATGCTGCCCGGCGGCCGCCAGTATGTGGAACTGCACACCGACGAGTACGGCATCTATGACCACTACGAGAAACGACGCGTTCAGCGGCATCTATCCAAGACGCACCGGTGAGGTGAGCAGTGTGCGCAGCGAGAATGTCAAGGACGATGACGGCAACGCGTTCACTATC